AAACGGAAACAATAGAGCGAAATACTAAACACCTTGAAATAATGATGGGCAAAGAAGATTTTGTTGCTTTACTTACAGAGGCGCAGATATTAGAAATTAACCAACTAATAACAGAATAATGACTTATACTTGGAACAATAATTTTAGTATTTAATAATAAAATGAAATAATAATTAAATAAAATGAATAAAATTAGAAAAATAAGCATTGGAAGAGACTATAAGAATGACGCAATGCATTATCAAGTAGGGCAGGAAGTTTTTGGGGGTCATAAAATATGTGATATAATACAAGAAGATACTTCTTACAATATATATATTCAAAAAGAAGATGAAGTAATTTTATGGAAACATTTTAATGAAAATATGGCTATAAGCATTGAATACGACTTGAATTATTAATATAAATTAAATTAAATGAAACATTTACACTGTTATATTGTTGAACCAATAAATGGTAGATACAATAACAAAAGTGAAAATCTTATATTAAATACATCGATTGAAGATCATAAATTTGTAAATAGAGAGGGTATTATAAAAGAATTACCTATTAATGTAGAAAATAATTATTTGCAAGTAAATGATAAAGTAATTGTACATCACAATGTATTTAGAAGATTTTATGATGTTCGCGGGAAAGAAAAAAACAGTGGTAGTTATTTTGAAGAAAATAAATACTTCTGTTATGACGATCAAATATTTCTTTACAAAAGAAATAATAAATGGCACACACCACCGGGATACTGTTTTGTAAAACCAATACATAGCTTAAATAAATTTACAGAAGACAAAGAAGAGCCGTTGACAGGTGTTTTAAAGCACCTAGGAGACGATCTAAGAAGCTTTGGCTTACAAGATAATGACTTAATAGGTTTTACACCAAATAGCGAATATGAGTTCGTTATAGATAACGAAAAATTATATAGAGTACCACTAAATTCAATCTCAATTAAATATGAACGTAAAGGACCTGAAGTCGAATATAATCCAAGCTGGATATAAAGCAGTACATGAACTTATAAGAGTAGCTGAAGAAGAAATAATAGTTGAAGGCAGCGAAGACGAACTTGCTGCTGATAGATTAAAAAACGCGGCTGCTACTAAAAAATTAGCAATTTTTGATGCTTTTGAAATATTAACCCGTATTGAAGCAGAAAAAAACCTAATGGAAAATAAACCCGCTGAAGATAAACAAAGCTTTAGTGGATTTGCTGAAAGAAGATCTAAGTAATGTACGAGCAATATCTAGTAAAAACAATAACACCTATTAAGCCTAATGTTATAAAGCGAATGAATCGCTATAACAAATGGGATTATGGCTATAATAAGGAATATGATATAATAGTCATAAGCAAGGATGGAAAGATTGGCGAGATAATAGAGATTCAAAATTTGTGTATAGCATTACCAGAGCAGCCTAAAGACATTAGTAAAAAAACTGATAGATGGACTCCGGCAGAATACCCAAAAGAATTAAATCAAATAAAAAGTATATTTGATTGGGAAAGCTATCCAGAAACATTTAAATCCAATTGGTATGAATATATTGATAAAGAGTTTACAAAACGTGAAGAAGGTCATTGGTTCAATAATAAAGGTAATGCTACTTATATTACTGGTACTCACTACATGTACTTGCAGTGGACTAAAATTGACGTTGGGCAACCCGATTTTAGAGAAGCCAACAGGTTATTTTTTATCTTCTGGGAAGCTTGCAAAGCTGATAAACGATGCTACGGACTTTGCTACCTCAAAAACAGACGATCAGGCTTTAGTTTTATGGCGTCAGGGGAGACCGTTAACCAAGCAACAATATCATCCGATTCAAGATTTGGAATACTTTCTAAGACTGGAGCAGATGCGAAAAAGATGTTTACTGACAAAGTCGTGCCAATATCGGTTAACTATCCCTTCTTCTTTAAGCCAATACAAGACGGAATGGACAGGCCAAAATCAGAACTCGCCTATAGGGTCCCCGCCTCAAAGCTTACCAAAAAGAGTATTACAAAGACCAGTGAAAAGCAAATACTAGAGGGATTAGATACAACAATAGACTGGAAAAATACAGGTGACAACAGTTATGATGGTGAAAAATTAAGACTGTTAGTTCACGATGAATCAGGAAAATGGGAAAGACCTGATAATATATTAAACAATTGGAGGGTAACAAAAACTACTTTACGATTAGGTAGCAGAATTATTGGAAAGTGTATGATGGGTTCAACGTCAAATGCTTTAGAAAAAGGTGGCGGAAACTTTAAAAAACTGTACAATGACTCAGATGTTACCAGAAGAAATAAAAATGGACAGACTAGCTCGGGACTATATAGTTTGTTCATACCTATGGAATGGAACTACGAAGGATACATTGATTCTTATGGATACCCTGTATTTGATACTCCAGAAGAACCCATACTTGGCAATGACGGAGATTACATTGAAACAGGTGTAATTAATTTTTGGGAAAACGAAGTAGATGGATTAAAACATGATTCAGATGGCTTAAATGAATATTATAGACAATTCCCAAGAACAGAAGAGCATGCATTTAGAGACGAAGCAAAAAATAGTATATTTAATTTAACAAAAATATATGAGCAAATAGATTATAACGAAGACCTTGTAAGACAAGGAGTTATAACTAAAGGTTCATTTTCTTGGGAAAATGGTATTAAGGATAGTAAGGTTATTTTTAATCCAAATCCATCTGGTAGGTTTTTAGTTTCATGGGTTCCTCCTAAGAACCTGCAAAACAACGTAATAGTAAAGAATGGAGTCAAACAACCAGGTAATGAGCATATGGGTGCTTTTGGTTGTGATTCATATGATATATCAGGCACAACTGATGGAGTAGGATCTAAAGGATCATTACACGGACTTACTAAGTTCAGTATGGAAGATGCTCCCGCAAACACGTTTTTTTTAGAATATGTAGCAAGACCTCAAACCGCTGAAATATTTTTTGAAGATATGTTAATGGCTATTATATTTTATGGTATGCCAATATTATGTGAAAATAATAAGCCCCGTTTATTATATCATATTAGGAGAAGAGGTTATAGAGGGTTTTCAATGAATAGACCGGATAAAGTCTGGAACAAACTATCTGTAACAGAAAAAGAAATTGGGGGAATACCAAATACCTCTGAAGATATTAAACAAGCTCATGCTGCTGCAATTGAAACTTATATAGAAAAACATGTAGGTGTTAATGAAGATGGTGGTGGTAATATATATTTTAATAGAACATTAAACGATTGGGCTAAATTTGATATAAATAAAAGAACAAAGTTTGATGCAACAATAAGCTCAGGATTAGCTATAATGGCCTGTAATAGACATTTATATCATCCTAAGCCAAAATACGAAAAGTCTAATTTAGACTTAAAAATTTCAAGATATAACAATAAAGGTACGCATTCGCAAATAATACAATAATATGGCCGAATCAATTTTAAAAAGTTCATTTCCTAGTCAAATTGCTAGTGATGCTGAAAAAGCAAGCTCAGAATATGGAGCAAAAGTAGCAAGAGCTATTGAACACGAGTGGTTTAAAAGAGATAGTGGTGCAACACGTTTTTATTCAAATAGAGATGAGTTTCACAGATTAAGATTATATGCAAGAGGCGAGCAGTCTGTTAAAAAGTATAAAGATGAGTTGTCTATTAACGGCGATTTGTCTTATCTTAATTTAGACTGGAAGCCTGTGCCTATTATACCTAAGTTTGTGGATATTGTGGTGAATGGCATGTCTGACAGACTATATGATATTAAAGCGTACTCACAGGATAGTGCTAGTGTAAAGAAAAGAACAGACTATATTGAATCTATATTGACTGATATGCAAACAAGAGCAATATCAGATCAAATACAGCAGCAGCTTGGAATTAATGTGTATAGCAATGATCCTAATACATTGCCAGAAAATGAAGAGGAGCTATCACTGCATATGCAGCTTGAATATAAGCAGTCTATTGAAATAGCACAGGAACAAGCTATTCAAGTTGTTCTAAACACAAATAAATATGACTTATTAAAAAGAAGAATAAATTATGATTTAACAGTGTTGGGCATAGGGGCAATTAAAAACAATTTTAATAAATCGGAAGGTATTAAATTAGAGTATGTTGATCCCGCAAACCTTGTTTATTCTTATACAGAATCACCATACTTTGACGATATATATTATATAGGAGAAGTTAAAAGCGTTACTTTAAACGAGCTAAAAACTCAATTTCCTGAATTAACTAATGATGAATTAGAAAAATTAACTAAACAGGGAAATCAAACATCTGCTGCGCACAATAGATTTATAAACGAAGACAGTACGCTTGACGCAAACACAATACAAGTTTTATATTTTAATTTTAAAACATATAAAAACGAAGTATTTAAAGTAAAGAAAACAGCTACTGGTGCAGATAAAGTTATTAAGAAAAATGATCAGTTTAATCCACCTAAAGACAAAAGATCTGATTTTGAAAAAGTATCAAGGTCTGTTGAGGTAATATATGACGGTGCATTTATTATTGGTGTAAATAAGCTATTAAAATGGGAATTGTCTAAAAATATGACAAGACCAAAAAGTGATACATCAAAAGCTATGTTTAATTATAGCGTTGTAGCACCGAGAATATACAAAGGAAGAATTGAATCTTTAGTTAGTAGAATTACAAGTTTTGCTGATATGATTCAATTAACGCATTTAAAACTACAGCAAGTATTGTCAAGAATGATTCCTGATGGAGTCTATTTAGACGCTGATGGCTTGGCTGAAATAGATCTAGGTAACGGAACAAATTACAATCCACAAGAAGCATTAAACATGTTCTTCCAAACTGGTAGTGTTATTGGTAGATCAATGACTACAGATGGTGATATGAACTCAGGCAGAATGCCTATACAAGAGCTTACTTCTAATGGTGGTAATAATAAAATAGGTTCTCTTATAAATACTTATAACTATTACTTACAAATGATCCGTGACGTTAGCGGGTTAAATGAAGCAAGAGACGGAAGTTTGCCAGATGCTAATGCTTTAGTTGGTGTCCAAAAAATGGCAGCAGCTAATTCTAATACAGCAACAAGACATATACTACAAAGTAGTTTGTACTTAACAGTAAGAACAGCTGAGGCTATTAGTTTGCGTATATCTGATATATTAGAATATTCTCCAACAAAAGAATCTTTTATATCAAGTATTGGTAGATTTAATGTAGCAACATTAGAAGATGTAAAAAATATGCATCTACACGACTTTGGTATTTTCATTGAGTTAGCACCAGATGAAGAAGAAAAACAATTACTTGAAAACAATATTCAGCAAGCTTTGTCAAGAGATCAAATATATCTTGAAGATGCTATTGATATTAGAGAGGTAAAAAATTTAAAGCTAGCTAATCAATTATTAAAAGTACGTAGACGCAAAAAATTAGAACAAGATCAAGCTGCTTCTCAAGCTAATATTAAAGCGCAAGCTGATGCTAATTCACAAAATACCCAAGTGGCTGCTCAAATGGAGGTTCAAAAGAACGAAGCTCTTACTGCACAAAAACTGCAATTAATACAAGTTGAATCTGAGCTTGAAATGCAAAAAATGCAAACTGAAAAAGAACTTAAGAAAGAACTTATGAAATATGAGTTTGATCTTAATGTTGCTATTAAGCAACAAGACAATGATCTTTTAGATAAAAAAGAAAAATATAAAGAAGATCGGAAAGATGAAAGAACTAGAATACAAGCTAGTCAACAATCTAGACTAATTGAGCAAAGAAAAGATCGAAAAGGAGAGCAAGAGTTTGAATCCGCTGGTAATGATACCATGGGTAGCGGATTTAATTTAGAAATGTTTGAACCAAGATAACAAATACCCAACAATTAATTTTATAATATTTTATCATGTCAGAAGAAACAACAAACCAAGAAGAAACTTTGCAGGAAACTGTAGAAAGTCAAACAGAAGTTCAACAAGAAGTTGCACAAGATGATGTACCGAAAAACGTATCAGTTGATGAGGATGGTACTATTAAGATTGACTTAAGACAACAACCAGAAACACAACAAGAAGATGCCATTCAAGAGCAAGAAACAACAAGCGTGGATGTGGGCGAACGAACCACAGATAGCGAAGAAGTGGACGAAGAAGTACGGGCCGATAACGATGAAAGTCCAGTCGTCGAGCTCGTGCAAGATGAAGAAGTAGAAAATGTTCAAGAAACAATATTAGCGGATAAAATAAAAGATATTCCTAATAAGCTTAAAGAGCAAGAGGAAGACGTAAGTAATACTAGAGAGCTTCCTGAAAATGTAGATAAGCTAATAAGCTTTATGGAAGAAACAGGTGGAACGCTTGAAGATTACATAAGTTTAAATAAAGATTATGGTGCAATGGAAGATATGGAAGTACTTCGCGAGCACTATAGAAAAAGTAAACCGCACTTGGATGAAAGTGAAATTAATTTTTTAATTGAAGATTCTTTTTCATATGATGAAGACATTGATGATGAAAGAGATATTAGACGGAAAAAATTATTATTAAAAGAAAGTATTGCTGAGGCAAAATCAAATCTAACTAGTTTAAAGGGTAAATATTACGATGATCTTAAGTTAAGCTCAAAGTTAACTCCAGAACAAATAGAGGCGGTTGAGTTTTACAATAGTTATAAAGAAGAACAGGATTCTGTTCAGCAGCAGTCGCAAAAACAAAGAACTATATTTGAAGAAAAAACAAATAATTTGTTTTCTGAAAGTTTCAAAGGTTTTGAATACAAAGTAGGGGATAAAAAATACAGATTCAATGTTAAAGACGTAAACAATGTTAAATCTACTCAGTCAGATATTAATTCGTTAGTTAGCAAGTTTGTTAACAATAATAATGAAATGTCAGACGCAGCAGGTTACCATAAAGCATTATTTACAGCGATGAATGCTGACTCTATTGCTAATCATTTCTATGAACAAGGTCGAGCAGATGCAATTAAAACGCAAATGCAAGAATCTAAAAACATAGATATGGGACTACGGGGAACGCATGAAGCGGTA